TAGCTGTTGGCCGAGGCCCCACTCAAAGTGGCATCAATGACGGCAGCCACAGCTCAATACAGCCTTTTCTTGAGTTTAGCTCCAGAAGTTGATCTTCTTGTTTTAGGGGGTGGATTGAGAATGACGGCGTGGTAAACCTTGCCGCCGGTCATTTCGATGTCGGCTTGGGCTTCGGCTTGTTGGCCGTAGGGGACATCAATAAAGCTGCGGAGGTTATCCTGTAGTACGAAAAGCCGGACTGTACTCATGCCTGCTCGCAAACTTGTGGACGCTGATGCCAGCGTAGAAACAAAAGTGGTTTCTGCCCCATCGGCAGCGCCCGGAAAGACCGTGCGGCCGCTGGAAGTAGTGGCCAACGCTATTCGGGAGCGGTTCTCTAACGGAGAACCTGCTGAGACGATCCTGCTGGATCTGCAGGTCAGTGAGCACGTATTCAAAGAACTACTCACTCAGTCGTACCGTTTGGTGGGGCGGGCTCCAGAGATTTTTGAGTATCAGGAGCGGGTGCGGATTGGGGAAATTGAAAACTGAGTAATTTTTGGTAAAAGAAAAGGCCCCCGGTTTGGGGGCCTTTGTTTTGGCGCGTACTGAGGATCAGTATGCGCTGGTGTCGAACGGGGTGTTGACCAGCAGGCGAGCGATGGGCACTTGCTTGGTGGTGCTGTACACCAGGCTCCAGGAGGCGGTGTCGGCCAGGTTGCCGGTGGTGGCGGCGTTGGTGGGGTTGTCGCCAGCCACGTTCCACTTGGTACCAGTGATGTGGTAACCGTAGTGGTAGTCGACGGCCAGGATGTCCTGCATGGACAGGATGTTGCGGTCTGCAGCGAGGCGCAGATCCTGCTGGATGCCCTCGGAAACCACACCCGACTTGAAGAGGTACACCGGGTACTTCTTGGCGTGGGTGGAGGTGCCGCCGGTCAGGGCAGTCAGTTGGTCGTCGATGACGACGCGCAGGCCAGCGAACGTGGCCACTTCAGGAGCTGCGATGCCCACACCGCCGCCGCCCCAGGTGATGGCGCCGCCGGTGGACAGAGCCGAGGTGCTGAAGGTCAGCATCCCCACCTGTTGCAGGTAGTAAGCCACGTTGGAGTGCATGGCGATCGAGTCCAGCTCGTCGCCGCGCTCACCAAGCAGGGCCTTGGTGCTAACCACGTTGGCCACGTTCAGGAAGTTGGCCTCGGTCATGGAACCGGGGACACCAGCGAACGATTTGTTGCTCTGGTTAGGGCCGAGCACGCCAGCACCGGAGATGCCGCCGAACAGACCCAGCAGTTGGGCTGCCAGGGTGGCGGTCTTCAGCTTGTTGATGGCGGCAGACAGCTGGTTGCGGACGTGAGCCAGCGGGTCGGCACCAGAGCCCAGCTTGCTGAGGTCGTCAGCGGCGTAGGCAAAGCCACGGTGCAGAATCGTCATGATCTGCTCGTCGGCAGTGACGTTCTGGGCGGTCAGATAACCCAGGCCACCGTTCCAGGTGGAGGTGGAGAGGATCTGGGTCTCGCTCGGGGCGATGGGATCGAAGAAGGGCACGCGCACGCGGGTGCCGCCGGCGCGGGCGTCAAGAGCAGCGTTGCGCTGCACAATGCCGCTTTGGATCCACTTGGATTGCTCGAAGATGCCTTCAGCGGTGTACTGAAGGAATTCGGGGCGAGCAACCAAGTTCGAGAGAAAAGTTCCCCCGAAGTTGCTGTTAGAGGCGGACATGGATTAGCTCCGGTGGAGTCAGGGTTGGTGAGGTGCCCCACAGGGGCTTATTGTCCGGCTTCCGCTTTCAACAATCTGGCTTTGTCGGGGTCGCTGGCGAGCATCATCATTTGCTGAGTGATGTTCCAGCTGTCCTTGGACCAGGGATTGACTTGGCCGGGGAGAGCGGTGGCGCGGGCACTACCCGTGACACCCATGCCGGCGCGGTTCGTAGCAGCAAAATGATGCTCGTAACCACTGCCGGGGTTTTTTAAGTTGGCGATATACTCGCCAATCGGAACTTCCACGCCGCCGACATAAGCCACAGGCTGTCCTTCTTTGGCGCGTAAGTTCTCCTGCACCAAACGATACAGCTGATCGGGTGCAAGCGCACCAGCAGAAGAGAGTTGGGCGATTGTGCCGGCGCGGAGTTGTTCTTGTGAATAACCCTGGCGGATTTGCTCAACTTCGGATTCCTTTGTCGCAAGCTGTTGCTTTAGATCAGCAACAGTTTGTTGGGCCTCTTCCCAGAGGGTTTTGAACTCGCCGGATTCGGCCAATTTGGCGGTTTTGGCGGATTCTTGGGCCAGGCGGATTTCGTCGAGTTGTTTTTGCAGGGTTTCGCGGTTTTCGCGGTCCTTGCGGCGTTCGGCGATCAACTCCTGGTTCTTCGCACGAAGGGCTTCGAGTTGGGCGGCCAGATCGGAGCTTTCAGCCACAGGCTGAGGGGCAACAGGCTCCACGGGAGTGACTGCTGCTTGCTGTTCTTCGGGCACGGTTGTGTATTACTTGGACGCTATTACTTTAGCAGTTAAGAAAGTTCGTCACTCGTGTCTTCGTCCTCGCTGTCCATAGAACCAGGCTCTTCGGGGCTTTCGGGTTCTTCAAGGATGTCGGTGGCGGGTTTGCCGGCGGCTTCCATCTCGTCCTCGACGTTGATGTTGTCGGGCAGGACTTCGCCGCGGCGCAGGACTTCCAACAGCATGGCGTCGCTGATTTTGCCCGCCTGATTGAGTTGGGTCAGGACAGCGACGTCTTGGCCGATCAGGCGGTAGTAGTCGAAGTCGCGGTCGATTGTGATTTCGGGGGCTTCGATGCCGACGTACTGGGCGGCAAACTCAAAGGCTTGGTTGAGGGCGCTTTCCAGCTCTTGACTGATGATCGAGAGGACGCTGTTGGATTGGGCTTGGTCGATGCGCTTGGCCTCGGCAGATTCGGCGACGAATTTTTGGCCGAAGAGCTTGGTGACGCCCAACGTGGACATTTGGCTCTCCAGGGATTGGAGTTCGGCCATCTGGGCGTCGAAGCTGGTGGCGTCGGCCTGCACGTAGTACGCCTTGTTGCCCGGTTGCATGGCGATGGCGTAGTTGACGCCCATCGTTGCGGAGCCGGTGGTGTCGTCCCAGCCCTCAAGGACAAGGGTGGGCATCGCGGCGATGTGGAGGGCGTGGATTAGGTCGGCTTGGCGCTGGTAGTGGGTGATGTTGAGGTTGGCGATGTCCAGCAGTGGGGGCTGGGACACCAGCAGGCCGCGGCGGTTGCTGTAGATCGGGACTAGGGGGATTTCGTCGAGGCTGTAGCCGCCGGTGGCCGTGAACTCCACGAGTTCTTGGCCGAGGGTGTAGAGGTCGTAGCGGCCGGGATAGATCACCCGCATTTCCTCGACCTGTTCTTCGCCGAACTCGTTGAGGGGGCGGACGTCGTAATCGTGGATGCGGACCTGCAGCAGGCGGTTGGTGCCGGGTTCTTTGCGCCAGCCCCAGATCTGGGGGGCGTCAACGTGGACGAAGTAGGGGCGGCGGCCCATGGCACGCTCTTCCGCCAAATTCATCGCGCCAGCGGCGGCTGGGTAGTCAACGAGGATGGCGCTGTGGCCGTAGGTCAGGCTGCTGACAAGGGCGCGGCGGGCGTATTCGTTGATGTTGGAGCCCAGGCCGTCGATGTTTTGGATCAGGTCCAGCCAGTAGGGGTCGCCTTCGACGTGGATGGGTTTGCGGAGGATCGCGCCAGCGGCGGTTTCGATGAGGCGGCTGGTGTAGGGGCTCAGAACGCTGCGGTCAACGCGGGTTTGGTAAGCGTCATCGTCTTCGCGGGGTTCTTGCGGGAGATAAGTTTCACTCATGTCCCGCAGGTAATTGGTGCCGTTGGTGACGGCGGCCATCACACCCCAGTCCGGCATCATGGCGATGACGTCCAGGCTGCGGACAAACGGAGATTCGCTGACTACAGCACCAGTCGGTGGGATGTTGGCGCTGTAGACCACGGCTTGACTCCTACTTTGTACCTATTTTGGCACTAGAGATCTAGGTATGTCTCGTGCGCGAGTGGAATACGCCCGTGCGTGAACCGTGGAACGCGCTTATTCACCAGTGTTTGAGGGGCGTTGATAATCACATGCACCAGTACATGGAGACTGGGAATGTTTGGCATTTAGAGAAGGCAGATGGGCTTAGAAAATATGTGTTGGAGTTGAAGATGTGGATACACAAAGTTGAGGGGAAGTAGTCAATCATCGTCTTCCTCCTCGTCTTCGGGGTTTTCGATGGGTACCAGCACTTCAATGCCCATGGCCAACATGCGAATGAAGTTGCCCAGTGTTTCGGGTACTGAGGGAGTTTTAAAGACGAAAGTGGCGGTGGTGATGCCTTCCTCGCCGTCGATTTCGATGTGGAGGCAGCTGCCGGTGATTGTCTGGATGGTCATCAGCGACTGATTTCCTCCCAGTCCATGGATGCGTGTACGTTAGACGTTGCCGCGCTGGCTGTAACAACAAGGCTTAGTTCGTAAGGGGTGGAGGTGAGGCCGTTGCGTTCCAGTTGGAATTTGAATAGGGCTTCCTTGAGGATGTCGACGGATGCCGTGCTTTGGTTGGTGGAGCTGAAGTAGCCCTGGGCCAGGATGCGGCCGCCGGTTGTAGCGGTGCCGGTGAGGTTGTATTCGACGCTGGATTCGCTTCCGGCACTTGTCCAGGTGCCGCCGGTAGTGGTGGTGTTAGCCATTACGCGCCAGTTGTAGTTGGCGTTGGCGGTGGCGCCCAGGATTGATAGGGCGGTAAGAATGACGATTGCGTCTAGGGAGTTGGATTTAAGGCGTAAAGAAATAACTGGGTAGTAAGTGCCGGCGGTGGTAAGCGCGTAAGGAGCGGTGATGGCGGTGCCGATGGCTTGTTGGAGGCCGCGGAGTTCGTAGCCGCCCTCGGAAAGTACAGTCGAGCAGACTTGTTTGAGGGTGCTGGCGCTTGCTGTGGCGGCGGTGTTTGTGATTTCGTAGCGGAGGGGGAGTGAGGCGGTAGTGATATAAGTTGAAGTAATGATGTTGGCGTGGTGGAAGGAGTGGCAGTGGATAAATTTGCCGTTAATAACAAAACCCATGCGGACAGTGCCGAGGCCCAGCCACTCGATGTCCATCCATAGGATTTGGGACTTTGTGATGTCCAGTTCCAGGTTGGAGGGGCCGTCACCGTTTAGGGGGTCGGTGTTCCAGTTGGATTGGGAGACGCGGGTTTCGACAAGGGAGCCGGTGGAGGAGCTGCGTTCGACGAAGGAGAGGGTGTTGTTGGCAAGTTCCAGGTACATGCCGTTGGCGGCGCCGTAGTAGCCGACGCGCTGGCGGAGGCCGGTCTTGGCGGGGTTCAGCGTAAAAGTGGACATCACCAGCAGGGATTTGCCCGGCTGGTATGAGCAGCATTTGGTGGTTTCGCGGATGACCTCGGAGCCGGAACTGGTGGTTACGGCAAGATTGACGAGGCCGGCGTTGGCGTCGAACGTGGACGTGCCACCAGTGGCGGTGGAGGTGGCCCAGAGGCCGTTGTCGTGGTATCGGTGGCTGGAATCGAAAAGGGTGAGTGGGTTAGATGTGCGTAGACGTCCAAAAGCATCTCCAACACCAACGGGGAGAGCGGTGGTTACAAAAGGGTTGGTGTAGGAGGAAGTCTGGACGAATAAGGACATGGCCTATTTCTTGCCTTTTTTGGCGGTTTTGGCGGATGCGCGGAAGGCGGCGGCGGTTGGGGCGCCCTTCGTGCCAGGCTTACGCATCTTTTCGCCCGATCCGGCGGCGATGCGCTTGCGCTTGGCGTTGATGTTGCTGTAAAGACCGCGTTTTGCCATTACTTTTTCCTCTTTTTGCGGGCCACTCCGGCCTCGGATAGGGCGATTGCTACGGCTTGCTTGCGGGTGGTTACTTTTTTGCCCGAGCTGGACTTCAGTGCGCCTGATTTGTACTCAGACATCACTTTTTCCACCTTTTTCTGGGCTTTGGTTGGCTTTTTGGCCATAGCGTTCCAGCCATTACCACACACGATAGGAGGTCTTTCCGAGGTTCTCGGGCTTGGCAAGGTTGAAAGTTTGTAGGCAGAGATAGCCCAAAGCGTCAAATGCGTGGTCAACGCCGAGATTTTTGTTGGGTAGGCCGGTTCCAGGGGCGTAAGTCAGTGTGCGGAGGGACTTGATGAGTTCTTTGCAGCGTGGGTGGATGAAGAGGCGGCGGGTTCCAGAGGCATCCAACAATGCGGTGTTGACGCAGGTGATTTTGTCGCGGATTTTCCACGGATTTCGGGGGCTGGAGACGGTGAAGCCGCTTTTGCGGAGGATGTTGTGGTCGGTGGCGCCGACGCCGGAGGTTTTGCGGGCGCCGCCGGTGGGGTCCGGGCAGGCGATGATGCGGCGCTCCACGCCGTAGCGGGATTGGATTTCTTCGCAGAGGTCCCAGGTGGTGGCGCCGCCGGTCATGATGATTTCGTCGAAAACCCAGAGCACGTCGCCTTTTTTGACCGCGCAGACCGCGGACATGGGATCCACGTTGAAGTCCACGCCGAGGAGTAGGGGGAGGACGGGCAGGTCTTGCACCACGCTGTCGATGTTGTCGTCGCTAAATGAGACGGCGACGAGACCGCTGAGATTTTCGAAGCTGGCCTCAAATTCTTGGCGGAAGGTGCGGGCGTCGAGTTGGGCGCGGGCGGCTTCAATTTCTTCCGGGGGGACGTTATCGCCGTCGATTGTGGTGAATTGCCACCGCTGCCAGTCCGGATCGTCTTGGTCGCAATAGCACCAGAGGTCGTAAAACCAGCTGGCGGTGCCATCGGGCGTGGAGATGAAGAGGGCCCAGCCTTGTTTGTCGGCCAAAGCGGGGCGGATGACCTCAAACCAGACGTCGCTGGACATAAATGCGGCTTCGTCGAGTACCACGCCAGCCAGACTGCGGCCTCGGAGGGCCATGGCGTTTTCGGTGCCCTTCAGTTCGATTGTGGAGCCGTTAACTAGCTCGATTTTCAGGTCGGTCTCGTTCTTGGACTTAATCCAAGCTTTTGGGACGAGTTTTTTCATGACCTTCCAGGCGATGTCCTTCGCCATCCGGTATGTAGGGGCCGCGTAGAAAAATGTTTCGCCCGGCCTTTCAATCGCCCCACGCAGCAATTCGATACATGAGAGGTAGCTTTTGCCGAAGCGGCGGCCAGCAACTAATACTCTGAAGCGTTTGCGGCTGGAAAAAACTTGGCCCTGGGCGTAGCGGAGGGAGAGTGTTCCAGCCGTATCGGCCATTTTGTAGGTGACGGGTACCTTCTAGGGTATTACAGGAATTGAACCTCTGCCCCCCATCAGCGGTGGGGGTTCCAGGAGCAGTAGTTGCTGGAGGCGTAGGTGCCGTAGGGGCAGTTGCTGCTGGTGCGGGGGATGGATTCGGTGCGGCCACGCATCGTGGAACTTGGTACGCAGTAGCCGGCTTGGGAGTAGTAGCCCATGGGGCAGCTTGTTCCAACCCGGTTGATGGGCTGGTAGGAGGCGAACAGGAGGACGAGGGACAGCATGGGGATGTAGTACAGAAGAGATTAGTTTAGCACAGTAGAAGAAATTGCGAATGTGTCAGTAGGTTCCCTGGGACCCGCTCCCGCCCCGCCAGAATCCGAACCCCGCCCCCCCGTCAAGGGGGGAGGCCGGATCTGTCACAAGCTGTAACGCCGCGGCGGTTCAGCGTGCAGCGTCTAGGTAGAGAGCACCAGCACCAGCCAGCACTAGGAAGCCGGTGAGGGGAAGGAAGCTGCAGCACGCGGCGCCAGCGAACAGGAGGCCGGCTGCGAGCTTGGGGTTGATGGCAGTGTTGGTCATGGGGCTGTGTCCCTTGGTTGACTTACACAGTATAACCACAGAAGCGGCACGCGCCAGGGCAGCGGTGGCCGGTAATGCAGCTGTCTACTGTCTCAACCTAAAACAACGGATCTCAGCCTAAGACTCGGCGCCGCGCTTGTCGTCGATCTCCACGCGCAGCACTGGCGCCGCGGCGGCTTGGGCTTCCGGTGCAACCTCGCCCACCACTGCGCCAAGGTCACGCAGCAGCAGCTGCGCGGTGCCGAACTGCTTTGCCCGCAGGGCGCCCTCAATGCAACGGAGGCGCATCTGCTGGATGCGTGACACTGTACGCTCCCGCTCTTGGGCCCAGTCCGATTCATTCCAGCTTTGCACCACTGCGTAGTCGCGCCAGGCTGTACTTAGACTCACACCTTCACGTGTCGCGTGTTCATACACCAAAGCACGGGCAGGCATCCCGTCCAGCTGACGCTTGAACAGCCGACGCTGGCGTTCTTCAATCCAAGCGTCGGGGTTCCGGCGCCCGTACGCTTTGCCGCCATTTTCTACAGCTTCCGCCGACACTTCCGGCGCTTCGTAGTTAGCTTCCGGCTGTTCGGCCATTGTTAAGATCCTCGGGCTGTTTGGTTCAATCTTAGGCTGTACCTTGCAAGCGGCCGCAGGCCGCGCAGCAAAAAGCCCGGCAGCATGGCCGGGCCGTTAGTCGGTGGGGGGCGCTGGCGTCACACTGCCCGAAACACCAGCCACTCACCGCCGCCGATACTGTGCAGCCGGTAACCGTCGCCCATCTCCAGCTCCCGCCAAGCCGCTTCCCAATCAATACAGCAAAGCGGCCAGCCATTACCTACTTTTTCCGGTAAGCCGAGATCCTCGGCCAGCTGCTGGGCGTAATCGGCGCCAGCCCGTTCTTCTGACCAGCCCTCGGCGCGGCCGCAATAGGAATCTTCCACCGTATCGGGGTCGATCCCGTCGGCGTCAAGTTCGGCGATCAGCTCAGCCCAGCCGGTGGGGTCGTCGTCACCTAGGTCGAAGTGCTCCAAAGCTTCGGCCCAGCTCTCGTCAAGCCAGAAACCGAAGCACGCTCCATCACAG